AATATAAAAGATAATAAAAATATTAAGATATTCGGAGAACTAACGGACATTATAAGTGTAGAAGATAAAAATACTAGTCAAGCTAATAACATAGCACGTAACGAATTAAAAGAGAAAAACAAAATAAAAAAAGAACTTTCTTTTAATACAATAGACACCGGGAGAGGAATTTATATAAATTGTAATAGATTAATTAAAGTTAATCTAGGTAAATATGGCGTTAATGGGTGGTATAGAATAAAAAGCACACAGCATACTTTAAATAACAATATACACAAGATAGGAATAACAATAGATTTTAGTAGCTAGGAGGTAGCATATGGATTATAGAGTGGAATTTGCCCAATGGCTAAAAGATAGAGATAATAAAGAAAGGCTAGGAACAACAACAGGAGAAGTTGTAAGAGGAGGTACAGATTATAGAATAAGCATCATGGATAATCAATTATATTTAGATAAGAGCAATTCTAAATTATGCAATTCTTTGAAAGATAGAACAGAAGAAAGAATAATAGAATTAAATAATATTACTTATAATGCAAAGATAACATATAATAATGTTTTAAATAAAGGAGATACAGTGTTGATTGTGCCAGATGAAAGCAATCAATTTTTTTATATAATAGATAAAATATAGGTGGTGATAAAATGGCTTTGTTACCCGAAGAAGATATAATAATTGAAGAAGTAGAAGAAATAGAAGAAGAAAAAACTTTGTCTAAGTTAGGCAAGGTTTTTTTATTTGACTTTAAAGATAATGAATATGTAATTAGAAATGGGAAACTTGTAGAATGTACAGAACGGCAGGCGTTAGAGCAATGGATACATTGGATATTGTTAACTTATAAAGATAAATACAATGTTTACAAAAACACAGACTTCTATTGTAATATAGAAGATTTAGTAGGAAAGAAAAGAAATGCGTTTATTCTTTCGGAATTGCAAAGAGAAGTTGAAGAAGCTTTAAAAAAACACAGGTACATAGATCATATAGAAAACTTTGTAACTACACAAGAAAAGACAACACTGAATGTAAATTTTGATGTTGTTTTAAAAAATGATGAAGTTATTAATATAAGTGCTTAGGAGGTGGAATGTTGAGTGTAAATGTAAAGACAGAAGAACAATTAATAGCTGATATGTTGGGGAATATTTCAAATGTTTACGAGAAAAGCCAAGGTCATCTTACTTATGACATAACTAAAACTAATGCCATAGAATTAGCTTTACTATATAAATATGCTTTATCTATAGCCAATCTAAGGTTAGTTAAAGACCTAAGAGGTGATGATTTAACTGCAAGAGTCTACGATAATAAAGGCATAGTTAGGAAAGTAGCAACAAGAGCAAAAGTAATCCTAACTCTAACAGGGACAGGGACTATTGATAAAGAGGATTTATTTGGTACACCTAACAAGATAGAATTTGCAAGCCTAGAAAAAAAACAAATAGAAGGAATAGGAACAATATTAGCAGAGTGTACGCAAGTTGGTAATATTGGTATGGTTGGAGCTAATAGTATTACAGAGTTCCCGATAACAATAACAGGTTTTACAGAAGTTAATAATTCCAATCCCAGTTTTGATGGGTTCGAGGAAGAAACGGACGAATCACTTAAACAACGATACTACGAATCTCTAAAAAATCCAATAACAAGTAACAACCAAGCCCACTTTATATATTGGGCTAAATCTGTAACAGGGGTCGGCAATGCTAAAGTAATACCACTTTGGAACGGAGATTTAACAGTAAAAGTTATAATTATAGATTCCAATATGCAACCAGCCAGTGAGGATTTAGTTAATACAGTACAAGAGTATATAGACCCTAAAGGGATACTAGACACCAATACAAATACATGGTCTTTGTGGGGTACTGGTGCTGGTGCCAGCGCCATAGGTAACTATTGCACCGTTGTAAGCGCTACGGCTAAAAATATAGATTTAGAATGTAGTATAACTAAAGCCAATGGTTACAGTGATGAAGAAATAAAACAAAATATTTCTAGCAAGATAACAGAATACTTAAAAGAAATTGCTTTTTCTACTGCTATAAATTACGTAAGTCATGCCAAGATAATTTCTTTAATCCTATCTGCGGATGGGGTGTTGGATGCAACAAATGTAAAAGTAAATAATAGTCTAAGCGAAAACGTGATTATAGGTGAAGAAGAAGTCCCTACAATGGGCGCCGTAACCTTAATATAAGAGGTGAGAAGATGAATATAGAACAACAGTTAATAGCAAATTTACATAAACGTGTTAGGAAAGATCCATACATAAAAGAATTGTGTAAGACTAGTGGAGTTGAAATGGACACTATAGAAGATGTCATAACAGATATAAAGAAACAATTTAATTTCTCTACAATGACATGGGGAGCCGACCTTTTAGCAAGTGAGATGGGAATTAAATTAGACCCAGTTTTAAAGCAAGACGAAAAAAATAGTATTATAGCTGCTAGATGGAAATCAGAGGGGAAGGCAGATTTAAACTTATTACAAGCTATATGTAACAGCTGGAAGAATGGTAAGGTAAAAGTGTCATTTATAGATGGTAAAATAGTACTCAAATTTGTGGGTGAATATGGAATACCTACAGATTTAGAGAGCTTAAAAAAGCAAATAAACTTATCTAAACCTAGCCATCTTCCAGTAGAGTATTTATTTGCATATCTATTATTAAAAGATGTAGAAGCTATGACCTTAACAAAATTAGAAAATACTAAATTAAGCAATTTTGCATTTTAGGAGGGATATATTGAGCGAAGAAACAAAACATTTGAAGTTGTTTAAATATGACAAAGAAACAGACGACTTTAATACAACAACTTTTAATATTAAAAAATGTTTAAATGATAATTGGGATAAGATAGATTCAAAATATGAAGATACCACTAAAGAATTGACCGAAATAAAAGAAACTGATAAAAAACAACAATCAGATATTGAACTATTGCAGTTCAAAACACAAGTTGCAGGATATACACGAGTAAATAAAAGTGATGGTATTTTTACAGATATAGTTTATTATGACAAAGACAATAAAAGGATAGGTTTATCAAAACTACAGAACCCAAATTCAGAAGGTCAGTATTTATCACAGACTATATATATTTATAAGGATGCGGGTAGTTCAACTGTTTCCGAAGTATATAAATTTAAATTAGAATATGATTCTGATGGTGATTTAATAGCAAGGAAGTTGGTGGTTTAATGTTTAAAGATAATACGTTAATGTTACATGGTTTAATGGGTGGCTCACGAACTGAAATCGAAGCTTCAAATTTTAAAGTTTTAAAAAACACAAGTATAAGCTTTGGAACTACTGGTTACTTTTCAAATTATATTTCTGTAACCAATACACATATGCTACATTTTGATTCAAGCACAGGTTCGTATAACATTTACCGTATGCCACTTGAAACGTCAGAAACGGGTGAAAGATTTATATATAAAACGATAATTGTGATATTAGAGGTGCTGTTTATTCTGCGGGAGATATGGTGTTTGTCGCTTATAAACAAAGGAGGGGATTATTTATATGTAGATGCCCATAAATCAGACGGAACATTTGTCAAAACTTACTCTACTGAAAAAGCAAATAGGTACTGGGTGTTTACTGGTACAGCATATGACCCTCTTAACAAACGTTATTTTTTATCTTTTCATGCTAGCGTAGCTTATACGGGTGATGTAGAATTATTAGTAATTACAGATAGCGGGCTGAAAATGTTTGACCACATCGGAACAAATGAAAATATGCCGTTGATTACTGGTGAAACTAAAGTTAAAAACGGAGAGGTTTTTGCAAGGACAAAGGACATATCATCAACTGAATGTAACATAATAAGATATGACTATGTCAATAATAGCGTTATAGCTAAAACTAGGATGGATAACAAAGGATTCTTTTATTATAGTACAAAGTTTAATAAAGCGGTAAGTTTGGTAAGTGGTAATGTAATGGATAATCAATTTAGATACGAAATGTCTGTAGAGCCTCTGCCTCAATTAAAAGATCTGTATGGCACTAAATATGGATATACACCAATACAGCAGGGAGGGTGCGAAAGTGATGATATAATATTTGTAAACGGAGTAGGTCAAGTATTAGGATATTACCTAACAACTACCAAAACAACTACAGGAGTTAGGACTATATTAGCGTCAACCTATTCTAATATACAAAGTATAACTTCGAGTGATTATCCTAACAGAAGAGGTCAAGTATCACCAAACGGTAAATATTTAGTTGGTTCATTTACAACATGTATTGTGTATAGGAGGTAGTTTAATGATATATTTAGAGAAAAACAAAGATGGAATTAGATTTAATATGTTCCCGTTCGACATGAAGTATGGCATATAGCATTGGAGCTATAGATAAAGAACTCTTAGCGCAGGCAGTAATAACGAAAAAGAACCCTTACGGAGAGATAACACCAGAAGAATACAAAGAAATATGTAGAGAAGATTTTATTACACAATAAAATAAATTTATAAAAGCAGAGTAAGGACTATTAATATGTAGTCTTTTTTATTTTACTTATTTTTAAAGAGAGGTGCGGAATGGAAAATGAAATAATTAAATTAGTAGCAACACAAGGAGCTTTTGCAGTGTTTTTTGCATATCTTCTTTTTTATGTGCTTAGAGAAAATAGCAAGAGGGAAGGACAATATCAAGATATTATTAAAGAATTAGCAGAGAAATTAAATGTTATAGAAGATGTAAAAAAGACAGTTGATAAAATAGAGGGTAAATTGGAGGGGTAGTATGGATAGAGTATTGAATAAAATAACGAGTGCCAGATGGCTTATAGCGGTAATAATGACTATTGTATTTGCTGTATTAGCAATTAGGAATACTTTAAATACAGAATTTATAACCATTTATACTATGATTATAGCGTTTTATTTTAGTAAGGATAGAAAAGAGCAAGACAAATAGTTTTGTTCTTTTT